CAGCGATTTTCTGCATTTTTGAATATTCTTCATTATGAGCGAAAACATGTCCCGTTACCTCAACGTTATCGAGATGGCTGAGTTGTTGCCCACTTGGCGCCTTTACGGCTTGGTTGATATTCTCAACCCTACAAAATGGCAAGGGCGAGTAGTTGCGCAAATCATAGGTGGTGGCGTTGTTCTCTATGCCGGATATAATATCTGGCGGGAGTTCAATGGCGCTGGCGAAGATTTGCGAGCTGCTAGGCCAGTCCGGATGGCTGGTTGTTTGTGGCGCTTCTTCACTACCACGCACGACAACCTGGCCACACGAGCGTACTGGCAGCGGGAATTGAACCTCCCAAAGATATCAGAATCCCCCGGTCATAGCCATGCAAGATCAGCGGCCGCTAGAACAGCAGCGTCCGTGGCTATTGATCAATTAGCCAGCGGTCTCGGGAAACAAGTTTATGTTGTTTCCTCGAGTGCCCGCGACGACCCTGACGCTCCTACCTACCATCAATGGTATATCGACAAAGATCTCGCTTTTGCGCCCCGTAATGATCCAGTTCCGGATAACGCAATTGTTAAGATGATCGATGTCGATTATTATGTTGATTGGTCGGAATGGATTCGCCACACTAGACCTGTGGCGATTTACACTTTTGTCCCGGACGATGTACGATATTCCTGTGAGGAATATACGTACTCGTTGAGAGACAAAGGTGTAGTCATGGACGTCAATGGTGGTAGGCGTTACGATCACGCCTTGTGGGATTATTCCAATGATTATGTCTTTGTGCGGGTTCGATGGTGGAAATGGACTTTGTGTACCGTCGACAGTAAGGTAGTTGACCGACATCATCGATTAACACTTATCTGTCCGATGTTAACCGTCAATTGGTTCGGGTGGTTGGTCCCCATCAGATCCTTGTCGCGTCGCGTCTTTAAGTACGGTACAGCTTTGGCAAACGTTTATCGATCTGCCAAGGGTGATCAAATATCCCTTGGCTTATCAACGTTTGGTGTTGCTGAGTCTAGTGCCACAATCCCCTGCGAGTTATGGACTGCGATCAAGATCCGCATAGCCAACTCGAAGCATCCGAATATCTCCGATGTGGAGCGGTACCTGCGTCATGAACGCATGGAAACCGCACCTATCGATGCACCAGCGCTTTTTGAGATCGCAAAACAACGAATCTCAGCGCCACCCCCTGCGCCCAGCGGGGGTGCCGGCCAGCTCCAACCATTACGCTATCAACATGCGTTTCCTCTAGTGTCAGAGGATGGGAAAGAGTTAGGCAGGGCTGTTGCACCGTCATTGGTCACCAAACCTGATTTTGTTCCTAATCGTTCGTATAATAACGATTTTGCCTCCGTGACTGGTCGAGTCACGAAAGTTTTAAACGATGTGGAACCACCTACGCGTTATTTAGCGTATGCAAAACAATTTATTAATGAGGTAGTAGGTGACCAGAAGGGGTTGGGATCCCCATTGGAGATACAGGAAGTAGTTGAGCTGCAATCGCGTCCTGCCCAGAGGGGCCGCTCGGACAAGGTGCTACAATGGATAGGGGCCGTCAACCCAGTGTCCGTTCGCGCGTTTATGAAGGGGGAGTCTTATCAGAAACCAGGAGATCCGCGTAATATCTCTACCGTTGGGGCGGAACACACTTTACAGCTGAGTGCTTATACGTATGCATTCAAACGTAATGTTTTGTACCGCCAACCATGGTATATGCCAGGAAAGAAACCGGCAGAAATAGCGGACCGCATAGTTACGCTGGCACGTAGCTTCCGGGTGCTTTCTGAAACCGATTACTCGCGACTCGACGGGACTGTGTCCCGCTGGTTGAGAACCCATGTGGAGCGAGCTTCATACCTCGCATGGGTCGCGGATCGGTATAAGACCGAATTGAACTCTCTCCTTCAAGCGGAGATTAACCCACGCGCGTGCACCAGTAATGGACTAGCCTATGAGCCTGGATCATCGGTCCTTTCGGGATCACCACTGACAACCGACAGCAATACGAACACGTGCACTTTCGTTGCTTACTGTGCCGGGCGTGAAGCAGGTTTAAACCATCAAACCGCTTACGACCTATTAGGCGCAGCTGCTGGTGACGACGGCGTGTCCCCCATTAAGGCGGTCTTCCTCGAACGTGCTGCAGGACACCTTGGGCTAACCCTCAAGTGCATCCGACGAGAAGAAGGCCACGTCAACTTTTTGGGGCGCGTGTTCTACGACGCTGGATCAGGGTGTAATGGGAGTATTCAAGACCCATTACGCACGTGGCGCAAGTTACATATTAGTTTTGCGCCACCGAATATCTCCGACGGACAAGCGTTGGCCAACCGAGCGGTTGGCTATCTGTCCCTCGACCCTGCAGCCCCCGTCGTGTCTGATTGGTGCCGGACGGTACTGCGATTCATCCACCAGACAGGTGTTATAGATTCCGATTCACCATACTTTGTATGGCTACGGGAGCAACAACCTGAAATTGGTGGGTGGCCGCAACTGTCTCGAGAGCGGGCTTATGAGGCCATATCTTGGCGGGAAAATATTCCCGTGTGTGACCTCAAACGCCTGGTTTGCCGCATACATGCCGCTGACAACCTTTGTGACCTTGACTCCCTCCACGACAATAACCATGGACGAATCGAGGTCACTTCTGTAGTAGCGGTGAATGGGCAGATTCAGTACCCCATGGGACCTAGTGATTCAGTTACTACCCTACCCGTGACGCGACGTCCCCGCGGCGATGCCAGACAACGTCCGCGGCGACCTCCCGCCACCCACTCACGACCACGAACCGCGAACCCCCGAGGGGAAGTGCGCGGCAGGATTGGTCGTCGATGAGATTAGACCCTCGCCAGCTCCCGCCTTTAAATCGAGC